TCTCCACTAATTGATAGTGTACTACCGTCTCCTAAAAGACCATATAGTTCATTAAAGTTTGAATTTGTAGATTGCATCGCAGTTCTCAATGGGTCACCTGTCCCATCGTTTGCCGAACTTCCTACATTTATTGCTGTTTTTGCCATTTTATTTTATTTTAATATTGTGTTGCATCTGCTGTTAAAGTTGTGCTATCTGCACTAAATAATGTCGTATCTACTGTCAAATATGAGCCGTCTGCATCAAAAGGATATATTGCACCCCATCCATTCGCTTCATTAACGTTCCCAAACCAGCTTACACTATATATTGACCCGAATGACATCTTTTATCTTTTTTAAATAACTACTTAATTTAAATTCGTTTTCTTTCTTTGGCTTGTATGTCTGCTTGTTATTTTTCATAAAACCCAATTAGTAAAGTTAACATCTCTCTCTGGATACATTCCTCCGTCTTGACTTCCTATGTAGTCAGGATATAAGTCTAAATTATCATCCATGTAGTCCATAAATCTTTTAGCATAAAAATCTGCTGTTTCTGTTGCATGTCTTGTTAGTTTAGTTATTTCACTCTCTGAAACAGAAGTTGCATTTTCGCTATTATGTTTATATATACCTCCATTTGATATTTGATAAGCAGCATAAGGTAAATATGTTGCTTGTGTGTACCAAATAAGCATTGGTTTAATATATGTGTTGATTAATGTTTCATTTACACTTGATAATGTGCTATTTATTACTTGAGTTTGTAATACATCATAAAATCTTGTACCTAAATAATTTTGTATATGAGTATCTTGAGCTACTTCTACAAACTGTATGAGTTTATCAGTATCTACATTACCATCTATGATGGATTTTCTTTTTAGTTCTTCTAATGTAATAAATAATGCTTTCATTTTTTATAATTTGGATGATGTCCTCTGTTTGCCATATCTTTTGGTGCAATTTCCACTTCTGGAGCGTTTTTAGGCTCTTTTAAGCCATCTTTTATTGCTTCTGCTTCACTAACCAGGTTATTATCAGAAACCTTCTTCTTATACACCTTTAATTCCCAATAGTGATGACAATTTACACCGCCTTTATACTTAAATAATGAATAATTTTGTCCTTTATGACCTAATTCTTTATTTATACCTCTAAAAGACATCATATTTATATCTTCTTTTCTAAATACTAAATTTTGACCTGTTAATAGCTCCATTCTTTGACAAAAACGTCTGCTATCTGCTGAATTTCTTACAGGACCATAAGAATATCTAACCTTATATGTTGAATTATCCTGTGATGATACACTATTAGGTTTAGCATCATCTTTTGATACTTCTGCAAGTTTAGTAAAGTCAAATTCAGCTTCTGTATCTTCTACTTTCTCTGTATGTATAAGTTCCCAGTCATTTTCATCTACTTTTTCACCTAAACTTTCAAGTTGAGATAATAAATCATCTCCTTCTTCATCATTAAAGTCATTTTTCTCTTGTGATGATAGTTTTTCACCTGTTTCTTCTTCTCTTTTAATCTTTGTTTCAATATTATCAAGCTCTGTGAACTCAATTGGTTGTAGAGTAACAAAGTAAAGATTAAGATTTATACCATTAAATGCTAATAATTCATTAAAAGCATTAATTAATAGTGTTTGAAATGGTCTAATAACAATATTATCCATTAAAACAGATGCAGTTCTTAACTCTTCTGCATTATTTCCAAAACCAGTGTTATCTTTTATACCAAGAAGTATAGGAGAAACAACACCGTGACCAATCATTATCTTTTCTCTTGATTCTTTTGCTAAAAACTCATATTGAGCATGAGCATCTGGTAAGTTAATTGGTTCTACATTAGCTTGAGCTTCACTATCTTCATTAAAACATAAAATAAACTTACCTGCATTAGAAGACCCACTAAATTTCTCATATATTTTAGACTCTATAATTTGTTGAGCTTCATCTGATGGAATACCATTGTTAAAGTTAAGTAACATTGATGGCTGTAATCCATTTTTTATGTTGTTTATATGATAATTTGATACTTCTTCTTCGAGTGAACAATATTGTAAACATCCTTGATAATCTACTGGAGAATAATAATAGAAACCAGCTTTATATGGTTTTACACAATATAATTCTACAGTTTCACTTTTTCTACCAAATTTATATGCTGGTATTCTTTTAGGTTTATCAGATGGTTTTAACTCATTCCATTTAGGATGATAATAATATGCTTGTATCTTTCCGTCTTTTGCTTTTTCCGCTCTTAATGTTTCAGTAGGAAAATGCTTAAGCTGCATAATTTTAGTTTTTCTTTTATTATATACAACTTGTATTGCAGCTTGTCCAAGTAATTTTAAATCACTTACAATTCTTCTTACATCAACATCTTTTAATATTTGCTGCATTTGACCAAACTGAACAGCATTATCTTCTGAATCTGTTGCATTTAATCCTCTACCGTAAATTAAATCAGATATACCATTAACACATCTTGAGTTAGTTGGACTACCTGTATATTTTTCTATTAGTTCACCAAAATAGTTATTGCTATCACCATATTCTACCCAATCATATCTGGTAGATTCTTTTATAGAAGGCGTTTCATAACCTGATAGGTTTATTATTTTTACTTTGTTCATATTATTATATATTTTTGGTCATCCGTATCAGTTCCAACATACTGATTATATTTATTACTGTTTAATGTGTGGTCTGTTGTATTATCAGTTTGAGATGTGCAATATGCCTTACCTCTGTATAATAAAGTACTTCCTTGTTTAAGTTCAAACGAATAACTGTTTTCAGCAGTTAAAATACTAAATGCAATAGACATCTCCAAGAAATTACCATTAGATGATAATGAAGATGTAATGCTGTTTATTGTTTGAGTTTTTCTTGTACCGTCTTCTACGATAACCATAGATAAGTTATTGGCAACTGTATATACTCTTGGTATTATACTTACTGTTTGAGAATCTGTTGTTGGTGATAATCTTATCATATCTATATAACTTAATATGTTTAATTATGTTCAAAAAAAAAGAGGCAAATTGCCTCCTTTTCTTTTTTAAGAACCAACTATATTAGTCGTTAGTACCTTCAGTAATAGTAATAGTACCAGTTAATCCAGCAAAGTCTGTTGAATTAAATACAGCACCACCAGTATTTTTCATAAACACTGCTGGTCTTGTTTCCATAGCTGTAAGAGTTAAAGTGTATCCACTTAAATCTCCCATAGCAGCACCAGTTACAACTGTACCTCCAGATACATCTGCACCGTGTTCAAGACCTACCATCATATAGTTACCGTTATAATCTTCAACAACAACGTGAGGTCTTCCATAAGCCATTAATTTTAATTCTTTATTATCTAATTTAGATAATTTCTTAAGAGTTAAGTTAAGTGTTTGCTCATAGAAAGTAGTTCCGTTTTCTCTTGAAGAGTTAACAGTTTGCTCTAATGATGAATTACCTTTTACTTCGTACTTATAACAAGTTAAGTCACCAACTACATCACCAGTATATCCAGTAATATTAGTAATTTCTTCCCCAGTAGCGTCATCTGTTATACTTACAGTACCTAAATCTCCGTAGTTAACGAAATAAAGATTTTTTATTCCACCAACTACATCTTTGCAAGGTTCTTTTCTTCCTTTTGCGATATCACAAGCCATAATTTTTATATTTTATAAAAAAAGGCAGGTAGTATAATGCCCACCTACCTTTTTTTTAGTTGAACAATTTATTTATTATGCAGTAGCGTATAATACAATATCACCACCAATTCCGTGCTGAATACCAGCAGTAAATCTCATTACGACTCTTACGTTTTGAGAACCATCAAGGTCAGCCATATCAATTACTTTTACTTCGTTTTGGTCAGATAATAAACCAGTTCCAAAGAATAAGTTTGATTTTTCAGCTGCTACAGCGTCATTGCTTGATAATCCTGGTGCGTGTACAATTTGAATACCATCAAACTGAAGACCAGAACCCATATTGTACCATTGAGTACCTTGAGCGTTAGTACCTGCAGCACCTAATCCAGCAGAACCAAATCCACCTAATGCTCTAACGTAGTTTCTATACATATTAGAAGGTAAGTAGATAGTTAAATCTTCTGCACCATATACAGCACTTGGGATTGCATCAGCAATTTTACCAAGCTCTTCAATAATGTTTAATGCAGTAGAAGCTGTACCTACTACGTCAATTACATCGTTATCTGCAGTTAAAGTATTAACAAATCCGTCAAATTGACCAGTTGTTGCGTTAGTACCTGTCCAGATGTTAGTTTCAATTCTTTGAGCTACTTTGTCTGCTACATGAGCAATTAAAAAGTCAGAGAAAGAAGGAGGTAAGTTGTCAAATGCAGAATATCCCATTTGAGCTGCTTCCCAGTCACTTCTAAAGTCTTTCTTACATAACTCAAGGTTTACTTGAAACTCTTCAGGTTGTAAGATTCTTTCTGATAATGTCAATACATCTGCTTCACCTGAAAAGTCACAAGTTGCGTCTTTTACAAGGTCTCCTGAAACAGCTTTTTTCATTACCTGCTTGTATTTAACGTTAGGTACAATTGTAATATTACCTTCCGCTAAAGTTTTACCACTCAATAGTGCTGCAGAAATATATTTCCCTGCAAATTCACCAGCGTAAGTAGTAGTTATCGGGGTGTTTAAACTATTTGCCATTTTAAATTAATTAATTATTAGTTATTAGTTATTGCGTTTAATACTCTATTGTAAGTAGTGTTTTTATTTGCATTAGGAGAAAATCTAACACCAATTCTTTCACTTACTTCATTTTCTGGTGAATGAGAGATTGCTTCAGCTGGTTCATCAGCAGATAGTTCCTGTGGAACTTCTTCTTTAGCCTCTTCTTTAGCTTCAATCATACCTTTTAGTTTTTCTACCATAGACTTAAGTTCAGCGACTTCATCTTTAGTAGCATACTCTACAGCAGGAGACTCTTCTACGATGTCTTCTTCGTAGTTGTCCTCTTGTAGTTCTTCAGCACCTTCTTCTGCAGAATATGTAATTTTTTGTACATTAGCAGCAGGAGCTTCTTCTTTAATCTCCTCTTTAGCTTGCTTTTTAGCTTTAGGAGCCTCTTCTTTTAATTCTACTTCAGGAGTAGTTACTTCTTCTTCTGAATTAGTTGATAAAAGAACATCTTTGATTTTTGTTACAATTTCACTTGCTTTCATAAGATTCTTATTTATAGTTATTACTGATTTTAAATACTTTGTTGTATTTTTATGATGCTTTTGCTTGAATTACAAACCATTCAGTACCATCACACCATACAGTTATACCTTCGTATGCTTTGTTTATTGTATAGCTTGATACTCCACCGTCTAATGTTTGACCGCTTACTGGTGTTAACTCTGCTCGTGTGCTTGTTGTATATGTACTGTCTGTTATTAGTCTAATTTGTCTGTTTAAATTTTTAGCTTCTGTTGCATCTGGTAAAGTAATTTCTATGTTGTCACCTACACCTGACCAGCTTAATTTAACCATCTCTGCATCATCATAAGCAGAATCACCTAAATCTATGCTACCACCTCCTGATACAACTGTAATGTTAGTTGCTGATAAATGAGTAACTATTAAAGTTTCTAAATTAGATAGTGTAGTCTTTTTAGTTTCTGATGAATGTACAATTGCAATTACTTCTGAACCATCTAAATCTGAAGCTGCTACTAAATTTAATTCGGATATTTTTTTATCTGCCATTATTCTAAAATTATTTTATCGTTATTTTCTGCTAATATTTTACCTCTATTTTCTTGTAATAAATAATTACTTGTTTTGTATGTTCCTCCTATTCCTTGTGCTTCAAGTGTACCATCACAACATTTTCTTGAATATGTTCTTCCATCAGGACATAAACAAGCTCTTGATGAACTTCTTGGAGAAGAATAACTTAATGTTGCATTTTTTCTTCTTCTCATTTTATTGGAACACAATTAGGCACTTTTCTACCGTCTTTATCTTTCATACCTATCTGCTCATATCCATCCTGGCAAGGAGCTTTAAGATTGTGTTCCTCACAGGGCATATACCAAGTGTCACCTTCGTACTCGTGTGTATGATACCCTGAACAGCCAATATCTTCAGCAGCTTTTTCTGCTTCTTCTATAGTTGTATAAGCAGCTCTTCCATCAATAATAGTTGATGCTGCTTCTATTGCATCAAGTCCTTTAAGTTTAGATGTTACCCAAGTTAACATTGATTTACCTCCCCATAATAAATATGAGATAGTTCCACAAGCCTCATTATTTCCTTCTTGATAATAAGCAGAAGCTCTTGATAAATATGAATATATGCGTTTAAGAGTAGGTAAAGTAAATTTTTCTCCTTTTTCAAGTTGTCTTGCTCTAACTTTACCAACTTGAGTTGCACATTTATTATTTACAGCTTCGTTATATTTAATTCCTCTTTTAGCATTGTTTCTTGCAGATTGTGGATATCCTCCATAAGATTCAAGTTCTACTTCTTCAGATAAACTTGCTAATACTTCTGCTAATTCAAACTCTGCATTAAGTTCACTTAAACATTCACTACAAGCATTTTCTTCTATACTTTCTTTAGGTCTTTCCATATTATCAGCAAAATAACCTTCTATAGAAAATCCTTTTACTTCTCCTTCTTTTACTGCTCTCCATACATCATCATTTAATACTTTCATTGATACCATCCAAGTTCCTTTTGGTAGGTCAAATCCATAAGCAGCAGCTTTGTCTTTTTTAGGGTCTTCAATAAGCCAAGATTCTACTACAGACATATCTGATAATTCAAATGAATGTTCAAACGTAGAATTTCTATGTTTACTTTTAATAAAGAATAATTCTGATGCT